GAATACGTGCGGCTCAACAGTGGTGTGACCCGCAATTTCGATAAGAACGTGTGGGATCGCATCAAGGACTACGACAACGTGAAGCGGATGCTTTCTCTTGGAGCCCTAGTGGTGACAGAGGCGCAACCCGAGACCGTTGTTGCAGCTGCGGCCCCAGTAGTTGACGGAACCGAATCAATCGAGTCCGTAAAACTGAGTGATGCACTGACCTTGATTGAAAGCAGTTTCGATCTTGAGCAGTTATCGAAATGGGATGCCAAGGAATCCAGGATCCGGGTGAAGAATGCGATTCAACAACGCAAGGTTGCAATCACTGAAGGTAAAGGCTGATGGCACTGCCAACCTCTACTGAATTTCTGACTCGATTCCCCGAATTCGGGGAGCAATCTGAAGCAGTAGTTAGTGGAGCGTTGGCGGAAGCGATCCGTTTTTGTCCTCAGGTCGGATGGAAGAAAGGTGTCGAGCCGGACGTTCGATTCGATGCCATTTCTTACTTAACAGCTCACATCCTTGCCACGAGAACGGTTCAGATCGGTACTCAAGTTGGGAGTGTTTCAGGCACTCCATGGACTCAGGGTATTGATTCAACGTTGTACGGGCAGGAGTACCGAAGACTGCTGGACAGTCTTCCTATCTGTGGGTTCATGTTCTGATGACAATTTCTGCAGAAACGATTGCTCAATACGCACCTCACGGAAACGCACAACTCAAGTTTGTGTTGAAGATGAGCGCGTATCAAGAGGATCCAACTACAGGGAACATCATCACGGACGTGAAAAATCAGGAGGTGGTGGAGTACTTAGCTGCAATGAATCTCCAGCGACCAAACTGGCAGGGACAAAGCGGTGTAGACAACACCACATATTCCGTAAGTGGAAGACTCCTGAGTCCTGCAACGCTCGATCCCCGCATAACAAACGGGAGCCAAGCCGATGCAACCATCAACGGTTACAACGGACGATTCGAGTTAATTTTCGACCTATCAATGGACAAAGGTCATTACACCGACCTGCGCCAAACGGTTGAAGGAACCTTTCGTGTAGTGGGAGGTCCGTGATGGCAGCGGAACGTCTCACCCGTCAATTCCAGTTAGCGCAAGCGAAAGCAATGCGTGAGCTGGGGCTCTGGCTTGACCAGAAATTCACGGAAGAGATCTCGGCACCGAAGTGGAGTTATCCAACACCACCGCAGGTACGAGACATTGTGGACACTGGCCGGCTTCGCGCTAGTCAGACCAGAGAGGAGACGCCCGAGGGCATCATCTTCACCTGGCCTGTGGAATACGCAGGACAAGTTCACGAAGGTGGCGTGAGTACACGGACTCGCCAACCTTTCCCCGGACGACCTTGGACAAAAGCTCCATTGGAGCAAGCGTCTGAGAAGTACGGGGAGCTGCTTCGCTCCGCAATAGAGAGGCAGAAATGATCTCAACTGAATGCCCACCGGTTACTTGGTTGCGTACAACGATCGAGACTCACATTCTCGATATACGTAACGCAGCTGGAGAGCTGAAGGCATCAGATGAATGGCCCGGTCGTTATTTGCTACCCACCGGAGATGTAATCCCTGCGGTTTACGTCGTCGGCAGTGCAATGGTCCCCTCTGAGTGGAACATTGACGGAATCGAATGCACGATCCAGGACGTTCCCGAGATCTTTAATCCAGGTTCAGCATGCGGCGTTGTTTCTTACGAGAAATGGGTCGTGCGTTTTACCAATTATGGATTTATGGAGGGTACGAAAATGCCCAAGAGTCTGCTGAACATCAGCAGGCGACTGGCCCGTACTTTTCCACGGGACGAGTCAACTTACATGGCTCGAACCGAGGCGACCTTTGAGTCGCTCACGGCCCGAATACTCGGTCCATACATAAACCCCCCGATCCCCTAGGAGTCAAAACCATGGCTGACTATGCCATTGGGCTTTCATTCCATAAGGCTCACAGGACGATTGTCCGGGCCGTGGATTTGACAGCTCCATGTCGCTACTTCGCAGATCGCGATAGCAGCGGAATGATCACCCTTCCAACTCTTGATGCTGGCGATAGCTACGTCGAGATCCAAGGTGTGACGCAGACAAATTTCCAGATCAACGACAACAACCAGGAATTCAGACTTCTGGGTGATGACGGCTGGAACGACAGCGTGATCACAGGATCAGGCGTTAGCGCAAGCTGCACGACCTATTTCCTGAAGGATGCTGAAGTTCCCGGCGGTGCATTGTGCCCTCAGTTCCGAGGTAACTACGACGAGGGATTCAACCTCATCCAACGAGCTCGTTACGACAAGGATTACGAGATCTATGTCGAATTCTTGAAGGAGCTGGGTCAGTCATCAGGTAATACTGGCGACTGGATTTATGACTTCACCGGCTTCAACGCCGTGGTCATGAACTACAGCGAGAGCATGAATGCTGAAGGTCTCACCGAGATCACGTTTGACTTGACCTCCCGAGGTCGTCCAGTGTTTGGCCGTTATAACAACGGATCCAGCACGATCAGCTTCGGCCAAGTTCAGTCCACCCTGCTGTTCCTTTCAGCCGGCACTCGTGAAGTCGAGACCGTTCCAGTGGACAACGCAACTGGCGTTGATGCAACGGGAAGTCTTACCGCAACCTATACGGATGGCACAGCGGCTCTTACTGAGCTTGCCTTGGGTCAGCCTGACGGAAGCGGCTTCTCACTAACTGAAGCATCTACAGGAAACAAAGTATCAGCAGCGGTGACGCTGTCTGGGAACGTTGTGACGGTCAACCCTGATGTGGATCTAACCGCATCAACGGTTTACGTCCTGACGGCAATTGACGGAGCAGTTACTCAATCTGTGGATGCCAATGGCGTTGCAGATGCTGCCGGAGTACGTCGTCCGCTACAAGGCTTCCGCAGAAGCTTCGTAACGGCCTGATTAGGCTTAAAGAGTCGAGCATCCCCCGCTACGGCGGGGGCTTTTTTTATGGCACAAATTGATTTACTGAGGAACCCAATCAACTTGGTTTATGCAGTGAACTGCCAGATCGAGGACACAACGCTCCGATGCGGTGCCCTCTTTCTGGAGCCCATGATCCCCACACCAAATATACGCTTACAGAGTGAAGAAACGCAGATCGAGATAGAACTGCCGGAAGAGCTACTGAATCAGCAGGAAAGCACGCGCGCGTGGAACATCGAGCTAGACATCGTTGGAGCCGAGGAATAAACGGTATTCGTATAATTAGATAGAAAAGCGCACCTTCAGGCTCTAAAAATGTCGAAATACGCGAGCATTTTATTCACGCCAGAAGAATATGAGGAGATAGCTCCATTTCGCTTTCCTGTGTATCGGGATCTAGTGCCAGGTGAAGCGAAGGGCATGGAGGCCATCACCCGTCAACAAAGCAAGAACACGTTTAAATCGATCAAGGTGGCGCAGAAGATCGCCAAAGAAAAAGGGATCAAGGTCAAAGAAGCAGTAGAGCTGCTCGCGAACATCGGCGAAGCAGGCAACGAAGACATCATTTACGAGTTCGCTCCTGAGCTAGAGGAACTGCAGCAAGACAATGTGGGCTCAGTGGAGCAGCAGGTTTCGTTTGTCACGCTGTTTATGCAGTACAGAGGCGAAGCCCAACTCAATGGAAAGCGAAAGTGGGAGAAGCTTTCGGATTGGGAGGAGAGCGACACGGAAGCTATGCCACAGGCAATCATGAATCAAATATTCCAATTGATTTTGTGGGAACGTGACGGCTGGCCCAAAGCAAAAAACATGCCGGTGGACGTAATGGAACCCGAGAGCTAGAGCCTGAGGAGCAACTGGAAGCAATCGGCCAGTTTCTCCGCAGACCAGACACCGATTGGGATGAAATTTATTTCAGGATCCGTGTATCCCCCATGGGCGCGGATTTCCCCCGAGAGCGTTTTTTACGGACACCGATATCCACTATCCGTTGGGTGGTGGACAAGTTGGACGAGCTGGAACAGGTACGAGCCAATCTTGAGTCAATAACGCAGGCTCGAATGGCGGACCTGATGCTGAAGATTGCGCATGGATTCTCGGGCTCGAAGAAGAAGGCACCAAATACAAAGCCGAAGGACTTTTTACCATTCCCGGATTACAGACCAGCGAGTGCAGAAAGCGACGGACCAAGCGAAGGAACGAAGTTTGTACTGACGGAATTGATCAGGACATTCCAGATTCCGATGCATGTCTTTGTGGCACTAAACAACCGAGCAGACGACCGTTCTTAAAATACGTTTAACGCATCATCGGGCTAGTCCATGGCTGATTATCAGATAAGGGTTTCAGCCGATACCCAGCAGGCAAATGCGCAGTTAATCAAGACAGACAAGATTGCCGATAAAGCAACTAAGCAAAGAAATATCAAAATTGGCGTAACCAACTTCAAAGATATAGAGAAGAACTATAAAAAGATAAGTGCATCAGTAAAAGATGCAGCAAATGATATCAAGATGTTCTATGGGGTCTCCAAAAAGATCCCAGTTCTTGGAGACAGAGTTCAAGAAGTAGAAGCTCTTGCCAAAGGAACAGCAAAGCTTGCGATGAATGCGCCAGCTGCAGCTGCTGGTTTAAAGGAGAGCGCAAACGCCGGGAACATCCTGAGCAAGAGCATGCAGGCCGCTTCAGGCAGCCTGGGTGGCCTTATTACCAATCTGGCGAAGGTTGGTTTTGCGATCTATGCGGTCAAGGAATCTCTTGGCCTTTTGGGCACGGCGTATAACGCCTTTTTCCAATCAACAATCGGTCGTGAGATCCAGCTGCAGGAGACGATCCTCAAAACACAGACAGCCCTAGCCAGTACAAGCAAGGTCTTTAAGGGCAGTGAGGAGATAACAGACCCGTACGAAAAGATCGTCACACTGACGAGTCAAGTCGAGAGCAATATCGACAGCATCCGAGAGCGTTCACTTGAGCTTGCGGGTGTCACGTCAGGGGACGTGAT